AACGGCAAGTTTTAAATCATTGGGAGTAGTAGCATATCCTGCGGTATATACAATTTTTACTGCTCCTGGGCCTTTCTTCCAGTTGGTATAACCAGCTGAGTTAGTACGAAATACACTATCTGTGCTCTTATCTAAGTAAAAGTCATTATTACCAGAAGTAAGAGATACATATGCACTCCCTTGATTTGGTCGTTCTGCAACACTTACTAAAGCATTAACAGGACTTTCAGTCAACTGGACAATATAAGTATCCCAGTTAATATTTAGTACTTCTTCTTTATTAGTACTGAAAAAATCAATTATACTGTTTCCACAGTAAGTTTTTACTAATTGACTCACAGCAGGTACTAAAGTTTCTAATCTCAAGTCATGCTTGGGATTATTAATGCCTTCAGCATCTTTGTAGTCTGCAATAGTTGTTAAATCTGCCATAAGTAAATTAGTAAAAACTGGGGGAGGAAGTCCTCCCCCTGTTTCTAGGATATATCCGTAGTATTACGCTACAGAGTCTATCTTGATTGAAGGTTGATCGCCTGACGCGCCAGCTACTAACTCTTCGAAACCGAGAGATTGAGTAGCAACGAGTACACGTCGCTGATTCATCACTTCGTAGTCCTGCTCGACTTGTACGCCACGGAGTCGTGGAATTACATAGTTGCGGGCATATACAGCGAATGCTACAGGAGCACCGGCTGCTTCTGCTGGGAACTCTTCGGATACGATGACGGGAGAACCGAATACCGCACCGATGGTACCAACAACTCGGATTGCCAAGTCGCTTCCAACTTCATCAAGAGTTTGGAAGGCAGAGTCACTTAACAAGTCATAATACATATTAGGACTTACAACATAAGTGATGTCTGAAGGATTCAGACCGTACTTGCCCATTTCCTTACGTGCTGCAAGGAGTTGAGCAGCGGTCATGGTAGCAAAGTTGCCTGATGCTACAGAAGCACCATCAATATCATGCTTAGCGGTAGCTGCTGCTGCAACACCGTCAAGACCCGTTACACTACCAGCACCATTCAGAATAGCGCTCTCTACTGCACGACCGTGTGCACGAGCTACGCCTTCAACAAGCATAGGCATCAAGTTGATGAGTACTTGCTCGTCGACTTCGTTGTCCATAAAGGTGCTTGAAATCAAACGATGAGCATTCAAGATGACTTGCTTAGGTCTGTAAGTATCTACAGCGCCGCCTGATGCGCCACGATTTTCCAAGTTACCGGAAGTAGCGTTAGTAGCGAACTCTGCAAGACCGGTGTCTACTTGGATAGGTAGAACCGTTGACTTACCATTTACAGGAATTTCACGGAACAATTGAGCAACTTTTAGCTCATTCATGATTTCCTTTTCAATCAAGCTAGAGACTTCTTGATCGATGTCTGCTGCGTTTGTAGCATAGTCAATACCTGCTTTTTCTTGAACATCACGAGCAAAGTCAGTATTCCAACCTTTCTGCGTCATTACACCCAACATATGGGCGCTCAAGAAATCTTGTCCGAAGGCACTGATTTCAGACTTAGTAGAGCGATCAGCGAATACACGCTTAGACTCACGCATCTTAGCAATTTCGTCAGTCTTTTCTTCAAGCTCTTTCTTATACTTCTGAAGAGTTTCTTCCATGTCAGAGTTACGAGCAGTAAGCTCTTTCTGAACATCTTCCATAAGCTTCTCAGTACCTGACTCAACACCAGTTACGATAGCTTGCTTAACTTCTTCTTCCTGAGCTGCTTTTTGCTCGGCTTCTAGTTGAGCCTGCTCTTGAGCTTCTTGTGCTGCTTTTTCTTCTGCAGCTTTTTGTTCGGCTTGCTTCATTGCAATTTTAGCAGCAGTCTCTTCTGCCACCTTCTTAGCAAATGCTTCCAAGTCGACTTCGGGAGTTTTTACTTCTTCCGACATTTTGATCTCCTTTTGGGCGTTAGCCCCGTCCGGTGTTTCACTAGCTATTTCTGATTTATCATCCTTAGCCAGAGACTGACCGGCTAGATCTACACGATTGGTGAAAGTTTTCTTGAAGTCTTCATATTCTGATTCAGAATCGAATGACTTCGCCAGAGAGAAAGTAGCTGCTTGATTGCAGGGTACGGAAACAACCGACACTTCAAACAACTCAGCGTCCTTTATCTTATATCCGTCGGTTTCCTCTAAGTAATCAGCATCCTTGACTCGGAAACCAACAGAAAAGGCTCCAAGGACACCGTCTTTAACTAATTCGCATACACCTTCCGGTGCAGACTTACTAATTTTCGCTTCTAACTCTAAACCATTTGGAGTTACTTTGAGCCCAGTAGCTCTACCAATTGGCTTATTGTAATCATGGTTGAAAAGAATAATTGGATTATTTTCAAAGTTACGCAAACCGCCTTTTGCCCACGCATCGGGAGAAATAGTATCTCCGGCACGATCAAAGTCGTTAGTGCTTGCCATACCACGAATCATTACACTGCCGTCTTCGACAGATTGGGACTTGAAAGTAGAAGTTAAGTTAAAAATCTTATTCATTATACTTCCTTTTTGACTGAAGGCTTTTTAGTAGACAGAGTTGTCTTCTTTGCTGGCGCTTCAGGCTTAGGCGGGGGAGGAGGCGGAGGACTCTCTGCCTTCTTAATATCTGCCCACAAATCAGGAAAAGTTCCTTCTAAAGTACCTAGAAGCCTTGACCAGCTTCCAAAATGATTAAGTGCCATTCCAGATTTCATTGGCACTTCATTTGCAAATTCATCATATTGACGCTTTTCAAGAACTTTTCCTTTCTCTAGCATAAACATTCCGATTGCTTCTAATATTTCATTTCGGACTCTAAGTCTCGCCATCTTCATCTCCTTCTGTGGGTCTACCGCCTTCATCAGGATTTGCAGCACTTCCAGCAATATTTGCTGGAACACGTAGATCGTCATAGCCTTCTACTGCTTCAAACCCTAAATGTTCTCTTGCTTCGTTTGCAGATATTATTCCTGTATTTACTAACGCAGAATAATATTGTGACTGATCTCGAAGCTCAGGTTGAAGTGCAGGAATATCGGTAATATCCTCTTTTACTTCAAATCCAAAATACCTTTCTAGTGCAAAATTTAGCTTTCGTACTATAGGTAGTACAGTCTCCAAATAATACATACGCATATTTGGACGAATGTTCGCATTGTTGCCAGAGTCTAACATAATCGGTGGAATACCGAGAGCTTTTAAAATTATCTTTTCATTTTCAGCAATTGCTTCTTGAAAATCTAACTCTCGAAAATTGACATTTGCTATTTGGTCAATCTCAATACCACCATCTAATATGAGAGGTCTTCTCCCTCCCGCATCTGGCTTATAACGAATGCTCCAAGACTGAATCATTCGTTCTTTAATCTTTTCTGATAATGTGTTAGGAGTTTTTAGTACTAATCCTGGTACTGCTCCATTTTTGAAAAAGTTATCTTGAAACTGCCTCATTGAGGTCATAAGCTGCATTGTTCTTAATGCTGGCTTTAATCGCGATATGCCCCTGTAAATGGAATAAAAAGAATTGTCTTTTACATGGATAATTTCGCTGGTTCCATAGTCTACTTGTTCATTAAATGTAAATTTTTCTATATAAGTAGTTTCACTTGCATGAATTACCATCTTACTTGCGGGTAGATGATATAAATGCACACCATCGAAATAAATAAAGATGTTTCCGTCGAGTATAAAATCAGTAATTAAGTTACGACGAAATGTGCTGATGTCTTGAAACGGATTAGGCTCCTTGTTTAACAGTAAAGAAATCTTAGATCTCTTTATGCCTTTTACTACATTCTGTAGTCCTTGTATCTGCGGGCCTACAGTTGTGGGTATTTCCGCAGTATCATCAACAATCAGATTTACTCCTCTGTTGACAATTTCTAGATCTTCATACGCTCGCTCATACCGAAATACAAGCTCTCTTGAAGGCTCTGTTCTATGGTCATAGTATTGTTGTGCAGGATTTAACTTCTCCTCACTTTCTACTATTAAAGGCTTTCGCCCCAGCATTCTGTCATACCATGCCATTCTTTTCTCTCTGTATCTCTACCCAGCGCTGTTGTTTTGTTGCGCTTGTAAGTTTCGGATCTCTACCATAAATCGAATGTAGTTGTAGATGATGTTTATGGCACAACGTAACTGTATGTTCGTATAGTTCAGCCCAATGCTGCTCTATAAAATCTTCACGAAAAGCAAGTATATTTTCGGGAAGAAGATTGTTCTCTTTTACCCACTTATGAACCAAAGGACTTAAACTATAAAAGTGGTGAAAATCAAGTTGTTCCGAAGAACCGCAAATGTAGCACTCAGTGCCTTTTTCATACTTATTTTTTGCTTTATCTCTTATGTATTTTACGATGTCTCTTTTCAAGTCCATTTCGATTTACCCGTAATTTTAGTATAATTAAGATATCTTGTCAAACATTATTTTTGAATAGGTCTCTTTTAAAAGCCTGTCATTGAGGTCTCAAATGAATAAAGTGCGTAGCGGAGAGCATCCGCCATATGAGATGCTCTGTTGTGTTTTGGTTTTTCTTTCATCAAATTCGGATTTGGATCCCATTGATATTGGTCAAGAGACAATAATACCTCTTGGCATTTTTGATCGACCATGAGTCTATTATTGTCTACAACACCGGCTACATGGCCAATGCCGTCTAAAATTGACTTCTTTGCATTCACAGTAGAAATGTCATAATTTTGGGCAAAGTCAAAACGTGTTTGCTGTGCTGCAGAATCTATATAAATGTAATCAAGATCCCACTTATCAATCATTCTTCTTATCTCTGCTGCATGTTGCTCTGTTGTTCTTTCTGAGTCAAAGTACTCATCAAGTACAAAAAACTTTTCTTCATCCCAAGAGTACGCAATTACACAAAAGGCTGTCGGATCACGATATCCAACATCGAGCCCGGCGAATACATCCATGCCGGTGGTGTCGAGACCTTGGAAGGAGCCCGTACAATTTTCATAGTCGAAGTCCCAGACCTGGCCTTCATAAGTATTGAAGTCAGCTTCATATTCTTGTCGAAACTCAGCCTCGGACATACTTTTTCTAGCTTCCTGAATATCCGTTTCAGACATTCTAGGATTATCTTTATAAGTCGCACGAATAGAACACCATTCCGGAAACTCATCATTAAACCCCCTGTCAAAAAACTCGGAGAACCAGTTATTGCGTCCTCGCGGTGTGGAAATAAATAATGCTTTTGAATTATCTTTATCGAGTGTAGGACGAAGTGCAACATTAAAAGCATCTTTTCCATCTGCTAATGCTGCTTCGTCAAAAATAATGAGATCGTAGGAGCGACCAACACAAGAATCTACTTGATTTACTGAACCCATTCGAATAGTAGATCCATTAGATAATTCGATAACTTTATCTTTTGCATTATCGCGTACTACTTCAAGATCAAAGTGTTTAATTAGATTTCTTTGTAGATCGAAGGAAATTTGTGAGAGCGCATAGTTGGGAGACATAATTAGAATATTGGAATTTGGTACCAATGATACAAGTTGACCAATTATGTTAGCGATATAAGTTTTGCCTTGTCTACGAGAGATAGCTGCGCAAACAAATCGATACTTCGGACTATTTGTCCCATTTATTATTGCTACCTGAGAAGGCAAGGCAGTAATATTGAGTAAGTCTAGATAAGGCTCAATGGGTAGTTTGAGAAACTTATCTGCTTCTGAATAATCTAAAAAATAGTCTGATACGATATCAGCGCGGCTTATTTGAATAGCCATAGTACCATCCTTGTACTAGTTTTACTGCAACAACATTCCACCAAAATTGTGACTTATGAAAATCATATCCTCGTTCTTCAAGATACTCTTTGGAACACCATTTCTTTTGAATGTTATCCAAGTATTCGTCCTTATATCGAAGAACTGCGTGTCCTTCGCCTCTTACTTTACAAAAACATATTTTTGACTTACCTAATATAAGACTAAAAAACATTTTCAAATAACTTTTTCCACAGACGTTCCATAAGTAAGTTAAAGAATAATCTTCACAGTCCCCATGATAAGGAACGTGCTTCATCACATACCAAGCGTCTCTTACTCCATACTCGTTCTTGTCGTATCTATATTCAAAGTTTTTGTTTAAGTATTCTAAAAATAGAGGATCTTTTATTCTCATTTTCTACTCATCCATGCAGAGACACCCATATAAGCACCAACTACACCTGCTTGGGCAATGTAAAAGAGCCCGAGTAAATCAGCTAGTGCTGCTACACGACTTTCAGCAACAAAAGGAGTAAAGAGTGCTGCACTGAATACTATCATTGATCCCATTGCTACCCAAGCCATTCTTTTTTGAGCTTCGGACTTTTCTTCTCGAAGCTCGATTTCAAGCATATCTTGAGATCGTTTTATTTCGTCGTCGGAAACTGTACCATCTCCATCTAAATCAAATTCGTTATAATGTGAGTCTTTTTGCAGTCTTTTTACCACTTGACTTTATCCGCCCAGT